ACAACGAAACAATGAGACTGATTTACATGATTGCAGCCGACGTGCTGAGAGCACTCGGCTGGGAAGTAGAGATTAAAGAGAAGGACAGCTATTGGAACCTCGTGCTTACCAACACCACCAGTAGCGATGATATGCCACAGTCGCACAAATCTTGCCTTCGCGGACTGTTGCGCGGATATCTGATGGAGTTCAACTACGAGGGTGGTCATCAGCAGGTGAACATCTACAAGGAACTGCAGGGGCTCGACCCCGAGGACGACCGCTATTCCTGTCTGGACACCTGTGTTAAGCGAACGGATAGCAATACTCCCGTATCTAAGTTGAACGACAGGGAGATTTTCGTCCGCCGCAAAGACCGCTTCGACCGCTACGTGCTTACAGAGCCTGTGTCAGAGAACATCACCACAAGGCTAACAGCCGTGCGCCAGATGAGTGTCAAGGCCTCCGGCTTGGATGGTTACAAGGTGCAGACACCGCCGAAACCTATCGGTTACCTTGAACATGAAGAGTCAAAGACGCGCATCCCAGTATTCAAACACATTGGCTGGTTCCGTCGCTGTATGCTTCGTTGGTGCTTTGGAGTGAAATATAACAAGGAGGACTGACCCATGCGAACAATCTTCAAGACAAAGCTCGACGTCTGCGAATGTCAGACCGTGGAGCTGCCACAGGACTATAAGATTATCCACGTGGCCATGCAGCAGGATACTCCATGCATCTGGTATGAGTGTACGCCCGATATGCCGCTGGTGAAGGTGGAAATCCTCTGTTATGGCACGGGCTTCAGGATGCCAGACCCAGGCACTCCCGACGGAGCCATCGAGCACATCGGATCGGTAATCACCAGCGACGGATTCTACGTCTGGCATTTCTACCGCAAGTATTGACCTATGGCAAAGAAGAATCAAAAGACCACAACGGAGGTGCTTCAGGAAATGGCCGATGAGCTCGGAAAGACGGCTGCTGACTTAGCAGCGTTCATGACTGGCGGTATCGGACCTACACAGCAGGAGTACATCGACAAGATAAATGCCGACTGGAACGGCTATAACTTCATCGTCGTCTTTGGTCATGTGTACCGTCTGACAAACGAGAAGAAATACAAGGATAACGGTGCCCTGCGCTGTCCGTGCGAGGTGTGCGAACTGAGAGACGGTTGCTGTCAGGATAGCGATAAGGCACTCTGCAGAATCCTTCGTGCTGATACCGACGAGTATTTCTATGATGCTGGAGAGCTGGTCATCGACAAGCGTGGAAAGATGAAGGTTGAGAAATGGTTTGAAGATAAGTAAAGACTAAGATATATGGCAAAGAAAGTATTTCTCGGAAATGGACTGAGCCGCACGGCGATGGTGTTCAAAATTGCGACGCTGGCAGGACATAAACTGACAGTACCTGAAATGAACAGAATCAAGACGATCAATCCCCGTGCTCTGGAGAAAGTCTATGACTCCGTAGTGGGGGGGGTAAGTAAAGGTGATGCGTTATTCGCACTCAAACTGGTATTGAAATAATATTAAGGAAGATAACTATATGAACATCGGAAAAGCAATCGTCACTATCCGTAAGGCACGGAAGATGACACAGAAGGAACTGGCAGGGCGCTGCAGAATGTCGCAGAACGCCATCGTGGCAATAGAGAAGAACCGCTCACAACCGCCAATGGAAACAATGAAGCGGTTGCAGGAAGCACTTGGTGTACCGCAGTCGTACATTCTACTATACAGCATTGAGAACTGTGACATTCCAGAGGACAAACTGAAAACGGCCAGGCAGTTGCTAAGGCCACTGAAGGATTATTTATTGAAGGAGGATGAGTAATGAGATATATGGTAATATACAAAGACCAGACTGTTTTTACAACCGACTGGTACACTCATGAGAACTGCTGGGATGATAGACTGTTTTGTGTTGTTGATACGATACAGAATAAGGTAACGTTTGACGGGCAGACTTGGATATTGCCTGAGTATGACCATTTATAAAACAGATTGATTATGTTCAACTTAGAGAAACTGAAAGACAATAATGCAACGTTCTGGGTGTTCAGGCTTCCAGAGCTGAGAAAGATTGCCGCCGAGTGCGGCTGGGCTATTGCCATACACGGCTCACTGGTACACGACCTTGACCTTATGGCCATGCCTTGGGTGGAGAACCATACGACAGCTGACGAGCTGGCTCAGAGGTTCACGGATATCAACGAGCCGAATTGGAGGCGTCCCTATGAGAAGAGCAAACCAGGCGACAAACCAAACGGGCGGATTGTCTATACTATCTTTATGGGTGATACCTATATCGACATGAATGTGATAGAAAATTAAGATGTATGAAAACAGATATATGTACTTCTATAGAGCAAAGCAGAAAGCTGATGAAACTTGGGGTTGACCCAAGCACGGCAGATATGTACTGGGCTTGCAGATATGACCGTATAAGGAAAAAGTCTATTGAGTGGCCAGTTGTGCGGAGAAGGATTCATAATGGAGATTACCTTCCATTACTTTCACAAGACATTCCATGCTGGTCTCTTCCTGCCCTGCTGAAGATTATGCCTGATACTATAAGGGTTGGAGAAGAATATTATACTTTCTCTCTGGTAAAAAGTGTTATAGAGTATATCGGTCATGATGGCAATGCTCTTTATTCTGCTGGTGGAAAGAGTTTTGTCGATGCTGCTGTTAAAATGCTCGAGTTAATAAGCGGAGAGCAAAGCCGCTATTATGTCGGGGTAGATATCGGAGAAGGGAAGGACTGGAGTCCTGAATCCATTGAATCAGAAAACAAGTAAAAATATAAACTATGGAAATTGTAGGAGTAATTGTAATTGTTGCACTGGTGGCCATATTCTTTGCGGTCGCTGTTGCAGCGTTTTTCTGGGCTGGAAAAGCTGCAGAGCAGAAGAGTGATGAGAACGAGAAACAGGAGAGGAAGCCAAAACTGAATCCCCCATCGGAAGGTGCTTACTACACCAGCAAACAGGACCGTATGCTTACTGATGAAGAGCTCCAGCAGATGGATGACAAGGGCTGGGTTCTGGTGAATGTCATTCCTGAGTCTTACCATGACTACCTTGGTGTGTACCCAGAGGCCCCAATGGTGTTGAGGACTCGTTATACATACCTGTTCAGGAGAACAAAGCAGACAGAATTGAAATGAGTAATGTCATGCAGTTTATGAGTACAACGGGAATCGTCATTCTGTCATTTGTGCTTGGTGTGACCGTCGGGCGTTTAGGTGCCTATGCTATGGGTATGAAGTTCGGTATGAGGTACGGAATGGAAATGACCATGATTAACCTATACAAGATATTCAAGAAGCACGGTGTATATGACAAGTTCCGTGAGGCTATGGAAAAGGAAATCAGCGAACAAAACTGGAGTAAAAACAATCAATAGCATTTTATTATGGAAGAAAAGAAATTGAAAATCAATGGAGAGCACTTTGCAGAAGTGCTGGAGTCTGAGATTAAGAACCTTCTGTTGAGGGTGAGTGCTAAACGTGCCTCGTTAGGCAAGGTGAAATCCAATCCGTTGCTGAAGCTAATCGACAGTGGAAGGATGACCAAGGAGTATATTCTTACTGAAATGCCGAAGCTCCAGAACAAGACATCGACACTGCCAAGCGGCGAGAGGGCTGTTCTGCGAGACATCATAGGCACGGCGATCCATCGTACTGCTATCGAGCAGGCCAAGAAGGAAGCAGAGGAAGAACAGAAGAAAGGGAAGTGATATGGCTTACATACTGGCTGAGAATGAGCGAAGGCCGATGACGAGGCGAATCCCTGCCCTGCCTGAGAAGCAGCTGGCCAGAGACGGGAAGATTGCCGCTCAGTTAATCAGGGCCTATGAAGTGGAGAACGATATCCAGAAAGTCAAGGATATCTTCTTCCGCAAGGCCAAGCTGTTGTCGAATCCCCGCTACTGGGAGTTGATGCGCACGGTATGGGTAGTGGCCGGAAGCACAGAAACGTCAAATGAGTTTCGGCCTTACTTCAAGTCGGCACGTCCCTGCAAGGGATGGTTTATGACTGTGGAGGATGCAGAGGCTCTGGAGAACATGGAGTTCCCTCTTACCGTCTATCGGGCATACGACCCATACTACGACAGTCCTGAAGGACTTGCAGAAGGCGGTGACCCAGGCATATCATGGACTACTGACAAGGATTGGTGCGAGGGCTATGCCAAGGCGAAGGGCCGTGTCATCAAGTCCCGTGTCGTTGAACGTAAGGATATCTTCGCCTACATCAGCAGACGTGGTGAAGAGGAAATCATGATTCTGTGATGAAGAGAGAGGAACTATTTGCCAAGATATCATGCCAGACTGGTAAGATGCCAGTCCAGTGCTGTTGTGAACGGTGCAAGGCTCAATGCCATACGCCATGCCTCGGAACGCCTCACGATATCCTTGCCCTTATTGATGCAGGGTACGCCTGGAGTCTGTGCTTCACGGAGTGGGCTGCTGGTGTTACGCACAGGATGACGGACAAAATCATTCCGATGGTGCAGATAAAGGAACGTTTCGGATGGTGTGTCCTGTATCATGATGGATTGTGTGAGCTTCACGAAAAAGGTCTGAAACCCACTGAAGGCAGACTGTCATCCCATGAGTTCAGGGAGATAGAGCTTCGCCCTGAGTACAATGTCACATACCAAGTGGCAGCTACATGGCTTGATGATAGTCATCTTGATGTGGTGAAGGAGATTGTCAGGAAGCTCGGAGAGTATTGGGATTCAACAAAAACAAATAATTCAAATCAAACGTTATGAAGAGTATTTTATTAAGTTTGCCTGACGGTCAGGCGGAAGTGTTCACCAAAAGATTGGTTGAGCTCATGAAAGAGTGCGGTGTGTCCGCACAGGTAACTACTCCAGAAAAGGAACAGTACGAGCCAGAGAAAGGCGACTTTGTGGCCTTTGCTGATGACTCAACAACAGAACCGTACATTGGTATCTTCAAGAAATGGTATGGTAATCTGAATGAAAAGATTGTCTGCTATGCTCATATCACAAACGAAGGAGAGCTGCAGGACGAAGAAGCGTACTGGAATGCAGACAACATCTTGCGTCCTGCCTCAGACGAAGAGAAGGAACGCCTTATTTCAGCTCTGGCCAGGAATAAGGAGCGTTGGAATCCTGAGACAAAGGAGTTTGAGGAATGTGGTACCTACGAAGCCATCCGTTCCTTTGAGGATGCTTGCGCTGACTTGAACAAGAGGGCAGAGGCAGGTGACAAGCTGGCAAACGTCTTGATGACCGACTTGCAGTTCAACTCACCACGTACACCAGACTTGGAGGCTTATATCAAGTTGCGTATCGTCGCCTATGCCATTAACGAAGGCTGGGAGCCTAAATTCGTGGAAGGTGAATACCGTTGGTTCCCTTGGTTCCGTCTCTACACTCAGGATGAGATAGACGCTATGAGCGAGGAACAACGTGCGAAGGTCTTGTCCGTCGGGGGTCCCGCGAATCTCGGTGCGCCATGCGGTCTCTCGTGCGCGGTCTCGAATGCCGCTTTCTCGAACTCGAACACGCACATCGGCGCTCGCCTGGCCTTCTCGGATAAAGCGAGAGCGGAATATGCTGGGAAACGGTTCATCGAATTGTACGCTGCCCTGAATTTCAGGGCGGTGGAACGGAAAGCGGAATAATCGGAATCGTGGTCGCCTGTTATGGGTGGCCACGACTTTTTTTAATCGGTTTCAGAAGTTTGCCCTGCACTTCTCAGTTCACTAAAACTTTCCATTGCCTACGGCAAAGACTTGCAGATTATCACTAACTTTGTCGAAAACAAAGCAAAAGGATAGTGAACTGGATTCTGAATATAATTAACTGGTGCCAGACTTGGAAAGTAGTATGGGCTGTACTCGGAGGAATCTTCGGGTGGTTCATCGGGGAGTTCCAGCCGACATTCCCCCTCATGGGAGCTGTGATAGTTTTGATTGTCAGTGATGCTTGGACGGCATACCAACTTGACAAGAGAGTGCATAGGAAATATCCGAGTAAGGTCAAGAGGGATGAAGCCAAGTTCACAAGTTTTGCTTTCGGAAAGGTTGTCAGGCAGACCATTCCGAAACGTCTCTGGCTCATCATTCTT